TGATTTGACCAGAAGCACTGGCCAAATTGCATCTTTATGGAGTTTTTTTCGTGTTGGAGAGAACATGACAGACCATAGCCATGCCGGAATTTTCTTTGGTTTATCATCTGGGCCATCTCCAGGGCGAGGAAATTCAGTGTTGAGCAATCGCCATAGCGTTCCGAGTGTTGCGTTTTGGTTGGCCATTGCCTGTCTTCTGATCCAGTTAATGTCCCAGATATTTGGGTTATCGGCGCTGCCAATCACCGACGACGGTCGTGGTGGTTTGCGTCCAACTTTCTTTTCCGGGGGGAGCGAGACCCATGCCATATGCCTGAAGAAACCGTCCATTTCTTCCCATTTACGCGCAGGAAGTGCAATAGTGACAGCCTGACCGGGTTTTACTGACCCATGTAGGGTGGCATTTGTGGCCGCATCAATTGCTGCATCAATCAGTGACTTATTTGTTCTTGTGATTACTGCCTCAACTGGTTGGTGCGCTTCAACGTAATAGCCGAATGCATCTTGGACCATCTCGTCTCTGATTTCCGTAAGCGCACGACGTAATGCCGTTCGTGTTGTGTCGCCTGATTCAGCAAGTTGAGACGCGTAAGCAGAGAGGCTTATGAAGCCATATTCGTCGCTCGGTATTTCAGCAAAAATCTCCGGCTTCCTGTCTCGGAGACTCATTAATTGATCTTGGTATTTTGACTCAATATGTTGTAATCGTCTTATGAATTCCCCTTCATCAGCCATTCCGGAAAAATTAAACTCTTCTTTGATTACCTCAGCAGCAAGACCAACGACGTGATGGAATGTTTCTGTTCCGAATAATGCGTCCTCAAGGTTCCCGTCAGCTTGTGCATGATTTGCAAGATACGCAATCAGGGGACCGTACCTATAGGACTCAGTTAACTGAAGTTTATAGTCCCTATCAATTTCTTCCATGATGTCCTTGGAGCCTCTCCATGCCATGACGGCTTGACGTGAGTCTCCAACGAGGATGATGGGAATTCTGTCACGGTTGTTTTTCAGGACGTTTAGCAATACGTCACCCATGTCTTGCGATTCATCAACAAGAATCCCTGATGCTGGTTCTCCCTTTTTTGCTCCATACGGCTTAGCGAGCGAGAACAGCAATTGACCGCCTCGCGTTCTTCGTGCATTGACTATTACATAACCGTTATACGGATTGCGTCCATCTTTTGATTCTAAATCCCCAATGTCAATGCCCATACCGTTCGCCGCAAATAGGAATTCTGGATCGTCTACACTTATGTTTGGGCCAAACATCTCTCGTGCTTGTTTCAGAACCTTTTGGACAACGTTTGCGTCTTTTGGAACATTTGCTTCTACTTTTGAGGCGTGCGAGATGAGGCCAGGATCGCTGCGCAGGTCCGGATCAGACAAAGACCAGATTTTTTCAATAAGCGTTTGGCTTGGTAGTAGTGGGGTGTCTTCCGCTAATACGTCGTTCCAAAACTTCACTAGCCCATCAACCCACTCCTGTGGTGGATCGTCGTAAGACAGGTCGGAAGGGTCGACTGGATCGTTTTTGTTTAATCTGTCCTGAACCTGCTCTGCTTGTACCTTTGTGCTAGCGAAGTGCCTTGCGCTTGGGACAGTGTCACCGCTATTTGCAAAGTTAAGAAGCGCACGGTTGATTATGTTTCCTAGATCCTGTGCTGTGAGTTTTCTTTCAACACCATCCGCTGTTTTGTAGGTTGTGTCCTCAAGGCCAAGGTATCGCATGACGGAAAATCCGTCTTTGTGTTTTTGGTAGCCAAGTTCCCAAAACGTTTCTTTTCCGCCGGTTACTGGATATAGTTGACCACCAAAACCCATCACCATTCGTGGTGGCTCTCCGGGTTTTGAAGTTCTGGTACCGCGCTTTTCCTCCATCATGCTGAGGCGAGCTTTCCTCCGCATATGAAGACCGCCAACCAACTTGTCGGCCTGTCCTAGCACTACCGACCAGAGGGCCATCTGGGATAGCGTCGATACACCGGTTGTCGATGTTGGGAATGCGAGTTCAGCGTCATTACGCGCCCGTGCACCAAAAACTATGTAGAAAGTCTTGAGCCTCTTTCTGGTGTCCTCCATTTTTGCGCGGACTTTCTCAAAGTCCGCATCATTCAATTCACTCAGCCTTGATTTCGGGTCAATGCCAGCGGCTTTCATAGCATTTTCCGTGAACGTTGGGTATGTATCTTGAATTGTGTCTTTCTTTTTCGTACGCTGCTCCGGTGTGGTCAAATGACCAAAGTCCAAGAAACGATCAAGTGCTTTCATTGCCATTTTCAGTGTGGTTGTTTTTCCAGTTCCCGCACCAGCTGAAATGGTGAGAACACCTGGTTTGTTTTCGCCAAAAAGCATTCCCAGCATCGTGTCAACAATTGCGCGCTGCTGTTCTGATGGGTCAAAACTAAGGTCGAATTGCTCTCTGTACGAAACATCGGGTGGGATTCTTTTTACGGTTTCTGAACCATCCGCTCTCTCGACTTTTAGCTGATCCGCTCCGCTTGACAGGCGTCCGGCAAAGTCAAATACGCGACCATCTCGTGAGCGGCGTGATTTGCGTGTCGGGTCATAGAGATTGCGTTCATCAACATCCAGATTGACAGCAAAGTCAACGTGGTCTTCACGTAGTGCTTTCTTTGACACCCCCGCCCTGCGCAGGTCCCTGCCGCTTGCCAGTGTTGCCGGACCAATTATCCTTGGCTTAAATGGCTGCCGAACCGGCTCTCCGCCCTCCATGCCTTCCATAAGTGGAATTTGCGTTGGGTATTTACGAGCAAGGAATTCCTTCCTCTTGCCATTGATGAATTTGTCATCAACCCCGAAAATTTCGCGCATTCGTGGAGACTGCAGCAGCAGGAAGTTGATTGCGTCTTCCGATTCTTTTGCGGCTTTTCGCAGAAGAGACGGATCTGCCTTTAGCTGTCCAAGCCAATGCTTTAGGTACTGGGCGTGATCTTCTCTTGGCTCGCCTTCAACACCAAGAATCGCCATTGCAAATGACGCCCCAATTTCAGCCACCAATTCTTCGTAGGCGTATCTTTCTTGGAAACCCTTGGTTTCGCCTTTGTCTTGCGTATTGAATCTGTCATTTCGCGTTGGGTGGCCAGTCCAGTGAGTTATCTCATGGAATAGTGTTCCGTAATAAGTTGGAGCATCATCAAAGTCTGCAAACGGCGGCATCTTGATGACATCAAGACCAGGGTTGTATGCGGCATACGATGCATCAATTAGGTCAAAACCTATTTCATCTGCAACCTGCTCAATATCGTCTAGTTGTTGGTCTGTATTTCTCGGCAAGTTGACATATTCTTCTGCTGGTAGACCAGTTACTGCGGCAACGTTGATTACTAGTTCTGTCTTGAACCTTCCTGATTTTGTTCCATCATCGTTATACAGCGGAACCAAGATGTCAATGAACTCGTCATTGTCAAACGTCAGGCCGGATGGCGCATCTTTGCCAAGTTTGCGTAATGCTCTGTTTCTTTCCTCCCACTGCTTTTTGGTCGCCCACTTCTGCGTTGGGTATCCGCGAACAGCGGAAACTATTGCCATAACCATTCGGTTATGGCCGCCTATATAGTTTTTGTTTGTTCTAGGGTTTCTTGGAATACTTGACGAACGCCATGGAGGTGTCCATCCTGATGGATCGGCACTTGCGAGTGCTGCTTCCAGTGAAGCAATTACTTGCTCGGTTAGTTTGTCGTAAATTGCGGCAAACTGCGGTGAATCTTCATCAATGATTGTTCCTTCGGGAACATCGGAACCACCGGAGGAAAGAGTTGCGGAGATAGCGCCGTCATAGTCACGACGCTCTTCTAGTGTTCTTTGCGAATTCGGTTTATTAAGGTAATCCTGGTATCCAGAAGAAAGCCTGGCGTTCGGAATCGGGCCGCGTCTTGGGGGAACAGCATCTTCTCTGGTTTCTGGCGTTACTTCATCGCCAAGCATGTCAACGTCGGCTGACGGCTCTTCTCCGTATAGCTGATTGAGAATTTCTTCGTAAATATCAAATGTCTCTTGGTTGTCCGGCATTAGCGACGGATTGTCTGGGTCAAACCCCTCTTCGTATGGATCAAGTTCTGGTACCGGTTCGCCAAGTCTTCTCGGCGTCTTGAACATCTCGTCCCTTGGCTTACCAGAGCCGCCGGAAGCCAGAGTCTCATCAAAACCATTCGCCATAACCCAGTCACGCATGTTGCGCGCATCTTCGCGGTTGCTGATTTCTGGGTAATTCTGTATGAGGTTATTTATGACGGCATTTCTCATGCCCTTCATTTCCTCTTCGGACATGCGCCGTCTGTTTTCTTTGTTTGCTCCCTTTTCCAATGCGCCAAGCAACTTGCCCATTCTGGCAACATGACCGGAGTACCAGTTTTCGTAGTCCTTTGACCCCTTGTTGTTTTCGTCAAAATTGCGTGGTCTAACCAGACCAAGTTGGCGCTGGCCGCGCCAAGAGAGTCTTGCTTGGTTTGTGCCAAGTTCACGTCCACGCAGGAAATCAGGGCTCGTGCTCCTGTCACCGCGAACCCGTGGTTTATCTACCCATCCATAACCGTTGTCCAGCCAGCGATCTGCAATTTGTTGGAAAGCATCGCGCTTTGCGCGCTCTTGCCTTGAGACCGTTTCACCAAGACCAAGTCCATGCCTGTCTGGTTTCCTATCGGTGATGTTCGGCATTGGCGTGTCAAATTCGGGAGTGTCCTCAGGTCGCGCCGGACCACGGTCATACTCTTCGCGAATCGGCCTGCCTGTATCAATGTCCAGTCTTTCGCCCGTGACTGGATCCACTCTGTAGCGGAAGGCAGCATCGGTAACCCCCGTGTCAGTCGCCCTTCTGCGAGCTGGAGGGCGTCGTTCTACTGGCTTATCCCTGTCCGTCAGTAGTTCATATCTCGGTGGGTTCTTGGGATCCGCTACATACGGACCGCGTTCAATCCCTTCCGGAATTACCTCACCGGTCTGTGCATCAATTTGCTCACGCTCGCCGGTTACCGGGTTAGTCCTCCAGAACGCTGGCATTGGCTTGTCAAGCTCTTCACGACGTTCCGGTTTCTTGGCTCCTCCATCAGGACGTTGTCCAGGAACACCGATAAAACGTGGGCGAAGTGTCCCCTCATCAACCCAGCCATCTCGGTCAGGGTCAAAGTTGCTGCCAGTTGGCTTTCTTGTTCCAGGTACCCCACCGGTTGGAACGTCAATATCCATTCCGCGACGACCACGGCGACCGCCGATTGATGGTTTGTCGCCTAGTCGGCCACCAATTGATCTTGCTGCTCTGCCGAGTTTGTAGCCGACCGCTTTGGTCTCTACATCATTTTCTAAATTATCTTTTTTTTTTGTGTTTTGAAGTGCGGTATCAACCGCCTCAATCAACTCATACGAAACACCAGAAGTCAGAACGATTCCATCTGTGTCCACAAATGAGTCTGCACGGTAGTAGTCAAAAATTGGATCAAGTGCCTGCTTGACTGAAAATGCCTCGTTGGGTAGGACTGGAATGACGTACGCCTTTTCTCCCGTATCGTCATCGGAACCAAACTCGCTCAGCATCTTGTACTTGCGGTTCTTTTTGCGCTTCCTCTTCAGGACGCCACGAACAGCAGCAACAGCAAGTTCGCCTGGATACTTCTTCTCTAGGTCATCAACATACGACTCTTCGTCGGCGCTTGACTCCATGTCGTACTGCTTTTTCATGGTGATGTCGCCGGATACGACGCCCTTTGGAATTACGGCAAATCTACACTTGCCCTCTGGCTCAACGGGCATTGCAATGATTTCGCAGTTGCTGCCACCCTTGTAGAAGACGCAATTCGCGCACTTTACTCCGATGTGGGCAACGTAGTTCTGTGCTGCTGGCTTGTATCCAGCCCATACGCCTGATTCGTCTTCATTGAATCTACCGTGGCGTTTTACGATTTTGAGCAGCGCGTCGCGAAGATCGGCCTCTTCCTTGTCAAGGTTGTTTTTGTCTGCTTGCGGTAGCGGCTGCTGGTTTTCGTACTGCACCGGCGGCAGGGGGACCATGACAACGCCAGTGGCGTGTGGCTTGATCGCGACTGGAATTGACGGCATCTGCTGTGGGCGAACAATCCGCTGTGGCTCATTTGGCGGCATTGGAGATACTGGCGCAACCGGCATCGGTGCAACCATGACCGGTTTTGGCGGACCGAACATGAACCTTTCGCCATCCCTCATGTATGGGCACTTGAATTTCTGCATTCCACCATTTGAGCCGGGTTTGGCGTACGTGATGTTCTCGTCGTCCATCTCGACGATGGAGACCTTCATCCCGAGCATCTCACTTAGTTGGGACTCCATCATCTTGACCATTGTCATCATGTCGGCTTGCGGCTCTGGCTTTGGCTTTGCCATGACTGGAACCGGCCCCTGCATTGGGTCCATTGAGTATGGGTCGTCAGCCTTAACCGAGATCGTTCCAGTCAACTGATTCGCGCCGTGGAGGACGGGAGAAACCTCATAGAGTTCAAGCTCGTAGATAACGTTTGCTTGCGACTTCTGGTCGTACTGAGCACGTAGTGTCTTGTACCCGATTGACCACTCCTGCTCTTCGCCGAAGAATGCGACATTGGCAAATGCCTCGCGTCCCTTTTCGGAGTGGAGGTTGAACTGGACCTTTGCAAATAGACCACCGATTCCAGCCATCTTCATCTTGAGCGGCAGGCGACGGTCGTTTGCGCCAACCTCGTAGATTTCAAGAACCTTTCCGATTGGGTCATTCCAGTTGTGACCCCAGACGACGCGTGGCTTGCGCCGCATGAGGCTCTTGGTGAATGCACCGGTAGCGACAATGTCGCCAACGCTGTCCTTGTTACCGATGCCCGCTACGAAACACTCGACGATTCCCTGAGCCTCATCAAGATTGATGGCACCAGCCTTGACGCTGTCGGCGGACTCAGATGTTGTCTTGTATTCAAACGAATCAAATGACATCGGCTAGGGCACTTTCTTTTAGCGTCTCACGAAATAATAAACCACTTGTAATGCTTATTCTGCAAGTATTTTCATTTAAGGTTCTTGTTTACAGAAACCTTTTTGTCATATTTGTTGACCGAATTTCCATGCGCGACGAGATTCTTCTTCGGCGATCTCAAGTTGATCTTTTGCCATGAAGTTTGCGTACATCTCAATCACTTCTTGCCTGAATGCAAGTTGCTTAGCGTCCTCGGTCGGAAGACTCTTGGCATTCAGAACGCTGTTAGCGATTTGCGCAATTCCAAACAACGCAGATTTATTCACCCCATTGATTCTCATAATTTGATCATCTATGGCTTTTGCTATGAGGGCAGGCTGAAGTGACTTGACCTGCTTCCCATCAGCAAACATTGCTGACTTTTTTGCGTCAAATGAATCATTGATTATTGCCAATAGAACAGGTCGAATGTCCTCTTCCATTTGCTTATTCCACGTATCAACGGAGAGCACTGACTCAATGTCAATAGTGCCATTGGACAATGACTTTCTTGACTTTGAGCCAGCGATTTTTTCAAGAACGACTCGCTGCTGGCGTTCTATGACGCGCTCCATTCCGCGAGAAAGAATTTCCGTCCACCGCTCTACTGCGATTTCCTCGTGGTCCACTGGGTTTGCTTTTGTCTGCATCACAGGGCTGAGACCACTCATCATTCCGGGTGGCTGAGGAGCCATACCCATTTGTGGAGCGCCACCAGCGGCCTCTGGAGGAAGTGTTGTTTGTGCAAGTTGCCCTGCTGGCGCAGCAGCGCCACCGGCAGCTGCGGCAAGCGCTCCCTGCATCGTGTTCGGGTCAAGTGGTACGCCGGGTTCAGCAGGAGCACCAGCTTCATCTTGCATTCCTGGTATACCCGGAGGCATGGCGCCGGGCATTCCGGGCATTCCCGGCATTCCTGGCTGACCGGGCACTTGTGCCTGTGCCTCTTCCATCTTCTTCTTGGTATTCGCGATTGGGATTAGGTTCGGGTTGGCGAGCAGCGAATCGGCTAGATCCGACTCAACTTCTTTTCTTGCAGAACCGATGCGGTATTCGTTGGCGCTGATCAGGCCGCTTGAGAATTCAGACATAAGATAGCGATCGCGCTCTTGCTTATAGAGCATCAGGATCGGCACCTCGGATGTGTCAAAATCCACGTAGTACTTATCGTCGAGTTCATCTAGCGCTCTGGCAATCGGCTCCAAGTGCGGGAGCATGGTCTCCACCCAGAAAACACGAATTTCCTCAGCCGCGTTGCTGAACGTCCGTCCAGCAGCATTACCGATGACTGATTCCGGAACACCAAACGCAGAGAGGATCTCTTCCTTGGTGATCTGGCGCATCTGGGCATATGCGGTGTCGCGTGGTGAGGCTGACGTATCCACGTAGTCAACGCCTTCGTCCGCTGCAATAACCGTAGTCTGTCCGGCGTTGGAGAGGTTGCCACGGAATCGGCTCTTGAGTTCGTCTTTGTCGTCCTCGTCAATTTCACCACGCACAACAAGAATTCCACCCGGCCTACCGTCATTCAGGAGATAGTTGCGGTTGTACAACTTGGCCAGGTTCTCAATTTCAATTGCCACACCAGCAGCCTCAAGTGGAGTGAGCGATAGATACGGATCAAGCGGGTGTGGTCGGCGAATCCAGCACACATCCTCCGGCTTCATGTTGATCTTTTCGCCGGTTGGCATCATTACTTCGTAGCCCGAGACGAACTTCTTGGGGTCTGGGATCGGCGCGGTGGAGTGCGGTGGCAGGAGGTTCAAGCCGATTATTCCACCGTCCTTGCCACGGATCTTTTCTATGAACACACCCCTTGTTCCGAGGAGCAACTGTGCTGAAAGCCTGTATCTGAAAATAAACGAGTTCTCTCCGACGTTGGCCTTGTTATTGAGGAGCTCCAACAACGAGGACCGGCGGGCTTCCCTTCCCGTTACCACCTCGCCCCATTTGAAATTGTCTTTCTTTAGGTGGATCTGAAGGCGTGCCTGGTTTCCGGCGATTGCGTCAATACACCTGTTAACCCAAGTGATCTTGGACATGCCCTCTCGGTAAGCGCGCTCAATGTCCCATCCATCTCGGTATGCCTTTTGGACAAAAGATGGGTTATTGGCAACAGGCATGCCCAATGGCAGCGATTTTGTGCCCTGTGATCCGTCCCTCAGGGACTTATTTTGTGGTGAGTTCCAACCCATAGATCATCTACTCAGTTCCGAGCAAGAAGCCGAACAATCCGCATGTAATACCAGCCACGATAAATCCAGCAGGCGGGAATATTAAGCCTGCACCAACACTTGTTAGAAGTATAAATGAAATCATGAACAAATAAGCGAAAGTGCGTCGATTTGCGGTTCTCTTTATGCCAGCAATGGAAGAGGCAACTGTTTTGGACAAGGCTGCCCTGATCTTCTTCATGCTGACTATCAGTGGCGACGAGTCTTTATTTAGTGGCGGTTTTGGTTGTGGCATGTGGCATACACTAGCGCATAAATTAAATCTCTCTTATGACAAGAGGTATTAAAATTAATATGAGCACTGCGCCAGACTGGAAAGGAGTGCTGGAATACCTCCAGCCAAAAGAACCCCCTTACTGCCCAGAAGAGCCATCAATAAACCAGAAAGTATTTCTCAGGACAAATGCCATCGAAGCGTTATTCGGTGGTGCGGCTGGTGGCGGCAAGTCGTCCGCCCTTCTGATGGCAGCCCTTCAATACGTGGATGTGCCCGGTTATTCGGCGATTCTTTTCCGCCGCACGTTCGCTGACCTATCGCTCCCTGGAGCGCTCATGGACCGTTTCCGCTCGTGGATGTCTCACTATGACGACGACATTCACTGGAATAGCAATACCTACATCGCTACGTTCCCGTCTGGGGCGCGTATTTCGTTCGGTTACCTAAATAATGCCAATGACTATCTCCGATACAAGGGCTCGGAGTTCCAGTTCATCGGAATGGACGAGGTCACTGAAATTCGTGAAAATGACTATCGTTACTTGTTCTCTCGTCTACGCCGCCCTGCATCGGGTCCGGTTTCCCAAGTACCACTACGAATGAGGTGTGCGTCCAACCCTGCCCCTAACTGGGTTCGTCAGCGGTTCATAGTAGAAGGGCGAAGCGAGGGTCGGATTTTCGTACCATCACGACTGACCGATAACCCGGGCATTGATGCCGTTTCGTATCGTCAGTCGCTCTCTGCCCTTGACCCAGTAGAAAGAAGGCGACTTGAGGAAGGTGACTGGTGGTCAACGACCCTCGGCAGCCTCTTTGAGCGAACATCTTTCGTCATTATTGATAGCCACGAAATTCCGCCAATTACATCATCCGCCCGAGTTGTTCGATTTTGGGACATGGCGGCCACTGAACCAAGCCAGTCAAACCCAAACCCAGACTGGACCGTCGGCACATTGATGATGTTTGATCAAGGCATTGCCTACGTGCTTGATGTAAGGCGAATCAGGGCCAAATCCGACAAGGTCGAACAACTCGTTGCCCAAACAGCAGAAGAGGACGGACACATGGTTCCGATACGAATGGAACAGGAACCTGGTTCTTCGGGAAAGGCGATAATTGACCAGTTCGCCAGGTACGTAGTTCCGGGCTATGACTTTGGTTCAATCCGGTCCACTGGGGATAAAATTACGCGGGCAAGACCGTTTGCGGCTGCCATCGCAAACGGCAACGTAAGAATTGTCAGGTCAATTTGGCTCACGAACTGGCTGGACGAATTTGCCTCATTCCCAGAGGCTGCAGACCACGACGACCAAGTTGACTCCGCTGTCGGTGCATTTACCTTTCTTACTGGCCTCGGTTTGCCACAGCGACGGCGAGTATCTATAATCGTCTAATCGCATTTGACCAAAGGGGTTATCGTGGATATTGAAACAACAAAAGAAATTCGTCAACTCATTTCTAAACTTGATCAAGAAATTGGCGAGTTGGTGCGCTCTTCCCCCACTGCGGAAGATGCATGCGAAATTCTTACCGAGGTCAATTACCTGAAGCGAGATCTAGCGGCTGTCTATGACTCGCTTGCTATGGCGATGCCCCAAATCATGGGATCCGTCCAAAAACTCATGCTTCCGGACGGCACGGAGATTGAGCAAAAGTCAGGATACGAACGCCGTGGCTGGAAGCACAGGGAAATTGGCTCCGCTGTTGCTGATCGGCTAACAAAACTTGCCGTTGACCTTGATACCGGAGAGATCAAAAAATCACCTCGCGAAATCGCCTTGGAGATGCTTGATTTCTGCGCCCCTTCTTATTGGCGCATCAAGGAACTAAATAAAATCGGAATTGATGCCGATCACTATTGCGAAGTAGGAGAACTCCGCACTAGCATCATCGTCCGTAAGCCGAAGAACTAACCAAGAAGGGAAGTGAAATGGATTCACAAATCCAGCAAGCAACAGACAGCCTGACCAACTCCATGTCCGACCTCTACGCGCAGTTTCCGCCAGAGATGGAAAAGGTGCGCGTGGTCGCTGGCGTTGAACTCGTCTACCTGCCGGTCAGCGAAGTCATCAACCGACTCAACCGTGTCCTTGGCGTCAATGGGTGGTCATTTGAAATCGTCTCCGTCAAGCGTGACGAGATTGACAAGGACGAAATCATTGCTCACGGTTTCATCACTGCTTGGATTGATGGTCGTTTGGTCACCAAGCACGGTTTTGGTGGGCAGACAATCAAGCGCTCTAAGAAGGACAATAAGCCGATTGATCTTGGCAATGACTTCAAGGGCGCTGTATCTGATGCGCTCAAGAAAGCCGCCCAGACGCTTGGTATTGGTCTGTATCTTGCCCGCAGTTCGGATGCCCTTGACGCAGAAGAGGCGATAATCGCCAGCGAGGACACCGCACAACAGACTGCTGCTCCGGTGGCAGAGGACGAGTCCAGTGCAAGTTGGGCAAGTTTCATTTCGCTGGTGGGCAAACTCGGTCCAGAGCAGAAGGAAAAACTCAACGCGTTCTGGAACGAGCACAGTGGCGGCAAGCCAAAGCCGACAAAGTCCACTGCCTCCCCGGATGATGTCAAGGCACTAGTTGCTGAAGCGCTTCGGCTGCAGTTCTCTGGCTCGTATGAGTGAGGCCCAGAATCTCTACCTGACTCCGCCCGAATACTTGTCGCCGTCTTCAATCGGCACATTCAGGCAGTGTCCACTGAAATTCAAGTTCTCCAAGATTGACGGTCTGCATGATCCGAGCGGCAAGGAGGCAATGCTCGGGAACTTCGTGCATGACGTTCTTGAAGCGCTTTATGCGCTGCCGCCGGAGTTGAGAACACAGGCACTGGCAAGAGAACTGGCGCGCGAGCACTGGGCAAAAAAATGGGAAGGCGAGATCAAGACACTCATCACCGATGACAAGGACCTGAATTTCTTTCGCTGGACGGCATGGTGGTGCATTGAAAACCTCTGGAGACTAGAGGAGCCAGCGGAAACGATGACTCGCGGAATTGAGTCATACGTCCGTGGTGAGGTTGCTGGCGTAAAGATACATGGCTACATTGACCGAATAACAGTCAAGGTAGACCACTTGGCAGTCACTGACTACAAGACAGGGAAGACGCCACGGACTGCCCATCTTGACGACAAGTTCTTCCAGTTGATCGTCTATGCGCTCCTCCTTGGAACCTTGGAGATTGACAAAAATGGTCTCTCATCGGATGAGATTGACGTAGAGCTTCTCTACCTAAAGGATGGTGTCCGTTTCCTGAGAACGGTCAAGGAAGGGGACATTGTCCGAACTGAAGACATGATCAGGACAACCAAGCAGGAAATTGACGAATGCTGCAGGACCGGGGAGTTTGAGTACAAACCGTCAATTCTCTGCAATTGGTGCGGGTTTAAATCAATCTGTCCAGCTTGGGAGTGATCAAGATCTTTTGCTATAAAAGGAAACATAAGCCATACACAACAAGGAGAAATAAATGAGTACCTACCTAGAGAGACAGACCTATCGGAGAGGGCGCAGGATGCTGAATTCAAATGACGACGATTTCGCCCGCACGGTGGCGGAGGAAGTCAAGAACAAGCTTTCGCCCGACCAGAAGAGCGAGTTGCTCAAGCCGGAGAACTGGGGTCGTTGGCGCGATGCGCTAATCGCTCTTTCCGAAAACCTCCAGAACCAGATTGACAACATTGAGTCGGACGCGCAGTCCGACAGCCGTCGTTACTCCGCCATGGGTCGCGAGGGCTCGCGGCTTGAGCGCGAGTCGCAGACCCATTACGGCCAGAAGGCTCAGCGTGTCCGTCGCTTCAAGTTCCACGTTGACAAGCGCCTAGACCAAGTCGTCAAGATGATTGAGACAGGTGAGTCAATCAAGACTGACGGATGGGACGAGGTGGATTTTCTGCGCCGTGCGATTTTTACTCATCGGCAAATGATGAATGAACTTGACCTTGAGGAGACATCGCTTGACCGAGCCCTATGGGATTCTTTGATTGGCAAGTGGTCCTTTGATTCAATTGACACCTCAGAGTTTGAGGACCTGGGGCAGGACAACGGCTAAGATCAAGGTCGGCCCCCACCATCGGTTTCCCCTTCTTGGCCGGTGGTGGGGGCTCATTATTTAATGTGATTTGTCACCTACTATGTCGGCGTGGATGAAAAGAAGAAGCGCAAACCGCTAAAACAGAAAACGCCACTTAAACAAAAAACGCCACTGAGACAGCGCTCAAAACTCAAAGGCGGGAAACCACTTGCTCAGCGGAGCAAGAAAATGGAAGACATTTACGTTGATCGCAGGAAGTTCGTCAAGCAAGTCCTGACCGACAGGCCGCACTGCGAAGCCTGCAAGGTCTTTGCGCAGCACGACGGGCTTGCCGTATTCAAGCAATACCCGAGCCAAGATGTCCATGAACTAGTTCGGCGTTCTCAGGGCGGGTCAATTCTTGACGAATCAAACGTGTTGGCCGTCTGTCGCAAGTGTCACACCAGGATTGGGAACTACCCCAAACTGGCATTTGAACTCGGCCTTGCTAAACATGGCTGGGAGCGTGACAAATGATCATCATGGGAATTGACCTTTCTCTGACTTCTACTGGGTATTGCGTATCCGGAAATGCAGGTGTCATTGAGTCCAAACTGCGTGGTCCGGCACGGTTGGTCGAAATTTCCGAGATTTTGATTTCCAGAATCCGAGAAAATGATGCGAGTTTGGTAGCCATTGAGGGCTATTCGTTTTCTTCGCGCAATTCGCAGGCTCATTCAATTGGCGAACTGGGCGGCGTAGTCCGCGTTGAATTATTCAAAAACGAAATTCCATTTATTGAGATTCCGCCAACTTGCCGAGCCAAGTTCGCCACTGGCAAAGGAAACGCCTCCAAGAACGAGGTAATTTCCAGTGTCTCCGCAAAAACAGGAATCATCTGGTCAAACCCGGGAGCAGACGACAAATGTGACGCATGGATTCTTGAGGAAATGGTTTTATACAAACTCGGAATATCCAAATTTGATTGGCCAGCAGCGAACACATCGGCCCTTGACAAAGTAGATTGGACTCCACTCACAGAAGGAAAAGAGGGCAGTAATGCGAAGCACCCCAATCAGTCAGGTTGATATTGAAAACGAACTTCTCCGCCTAATGGACAGGCTTGAGAATGAGACCGAGCAGTTTGAGATCATCGCCCTTGACTTGGCCAAGAAAGAAGCCCTCTACAAGAGCAACTGGGCCAAAGAGTACCTCTCCGCTAAGGGATCGATCAAGGAGCGCGAGGCTTGGGCTGACTACAAGATGGACCAGCAAAACTTTGAATACAAGTGCGCGGAAGCCCTTGTCAAGGCAAAGCGTGAAGCGCTTCTGTCCATCCGCTCGGCTATGGATGCAATCCGGACTCTGAATGCTAATGTCAGACAGCAGGTATAGAAACATGAACCACAATATCCATGAGTCGCTGTTGCCACTCGCCGTTGACATAACGACCCTTATCCCACTGGAAGGAAACCCACGCAAGGGAAACGTTGAGGCAATAGTTGCGTCATACGCTGAATTCGGTCAAATAAGACCAATTGTTGTGAGGCCAAACGACGATGGGACCTCTACCGTTATTGCGGGAAATCACCAACTGGAAGCCGCAAAACGGCTTGGCTGGGATCAGATTGCCGCAGTGACCTACGATGTCGATAACGCTCGGGCAATAGCATTCGCCATAGCCGATAATCGGACCATGGAGTTGGGCTACACCGAGCCAGAATTGCTGAATGAATTCATTCTTGAGGTAAATGACGTCTACCCGGAGCTTCTTGACAGTCTTGGTTGGGATCAATTTGAAATAGCCGAACTTGAGCAGGAATCAATCAGGGAAGAAGTACAGGTACTTTCTTCTAATTCCCAATACACGACCCCGGTACTGGTTTCTCAACCGGAACAAATTGACGATGACTATGAAGAAGAAGTTATTCGCAAACCGGTCGTACTTGATCCAAACGCGATCTCCATCAGCAGGGATAGAGATGGAAATCAGCAGATAACGCTTAACCCGTCAAATAAAGCCGACCAATATGATGCAGCAGTTCGTGGTGCGACAACGGTCTCGTCCACCACCGCACCAAAAGCAGTTGTTCAATACACGATTGTTTTTGATGATACCGACCAGCAGTCAACTTGGTACGACTTTGTGCGTTTCCTGCGCTCGTCTCCGGACATTGAAGGTGAGACAACGGGTGCCAAGTTGGCGAATTTTATTTCCTCGTACCTAGAGGAACTTGATGACTAGGCAGAGACTCTTCCTTGATATTTCATGTGTTGAGGCGGCTCGTCAGCGGATTCGCCATGTGTACGACACGTTTGACACGGTGTGCGTACAGTTTTCCGGCGGAAAAGATTCAACGGCAGTCCTGTTGCTCGCCAAGGAACTGCACGAGGAGCGCGGGCTTGGTCCGGTAAAGGTAATCTTCCGTGACGAAGAGATGGTCAGTCCGGCTGTCATCAAATACGTAGAAAAAGTACGTAACTACGACTGGGTTGATATGGAGTGGTACTGCCTTCCGTATCCTGCTGAGATTTGGGTTCTTGGTTATAGATTGACAACCCTGCTCTGGAGTGCTGAGCGGCAAAGGCAAAACCGTTGGGTCCGCGATATGCCGCCATGGGCAATCAATGGAACCCATTTTGGCTTAGGTCATAGCGTTTCATTGCCAGAACAAACCGACTACTACATGATGCAGGGGAAGAAAGGCAATGTCGCGTTCTTGACTGGAGTTCGTGCCAGTGAGTCAATGGTTCGCTATAGGTCGGTGGTTCAAAAACTCCATGAGAACTACATCACCACCCCCTACAAACTAAAGCGCTCTATTCCGCTGAAGTTTGCCAAGATCATTTATGACTGGAATACAAACGATGTTTTCAAATTCATAATTGAGGAGCACGGTGCCGAGTATTGCGAGTACTACGACTTGGCGACATTGACCGGCTCAAATACAAGAGTCGGGATACCGCTGCATTCCGTGGCGATACGCAGGATTGGCGACGTAATTGCCACGGAGCCAGAGTTCTACGACAGGCTGTACGAGTGCTTTCCGTATATTGACTCTCAGCGAAGGCTCTGGCCTGAATTTGATTCAGAAAAACTTATTGCCAGATATTCGGTAAGCGGATTTGACGGTGCTGCAGAGTTCATTGACAAATTTTTGGTTGGCGAACGCAGGAAAACAGAAGCTCGTGCATTTGTATCAAAGTTCAGGAAAAAACATCTAACCGATCCGCATGGCTATCCCGTGAGTTGGCTCATACGTACATTGCTGCTCAACGAGTTTGATGTAAATTCACCAACCCCGGTCGGACCAAAGACAAAAGCCCACACAGTAAGAATGGCGGAAGAGGCACAGATTTATGAGCAATGAGGAATTTGGACTTGACATCAAGTATGTAGATATTGATTCACTCGTAATTCCAGAATGGAAGGCAACCTACATCCTGAGGCCGGACCTTCTCGTCCTCTCCACTTCCCTCCATCAGTTTGGATTCATTCAACCAATCCATGTTCAGACCGGGACGAACATCATCATTGACGGCTCCGAGAGGATCAACGTTGCGAAGGTTTTCCCGGAAGTACTTGATTTTACCGGTGGTCTTGTTCCCGTCATTTTCCATGACATGGATACGCCAAAGGCGATGCTTCTTCACTTGCGGCTCAATAGGGGTCGTTCAAATCTTGTTGCGAAACAGGTGTCAGAAATAATCAGGATGCTCAAGCGCTCTGGGGTGTATTCGGTCCGCCAGGTTGGGGCGCTGCTATCCATGGGGAGCGAAGAGTTGTCGTTGATGCTTGACGGCAGTCTGATCAAAACGAGAAACATCAAGGAACATAATTACGCCAAGGCCTGGGTGCCGATTGAAGCACCCTCGGGTAAAGCGGATGCCAACCCAATAGCGATTGAAAAACCACCAAATTCTGATAGATAGAATTTAATATTTTCTGCTAATCTTGGGAAAACAAGGAGTTTCCCATGCCCACAGTGCGTTTTGGTCCAGATATTGCCGACGATGCTGCATACCTGATGAACCAGATTCTTGACGCCTTGGACATGGAGGATGCCATCCGCAATCCGGACAGGGCTGCACGCTTTAGCAAGCGCGAGCGTGAACGGATTAGGAGAAATGCCGAATCGGCTAGGCGCTGGGCAAAAGAAGTATTCGGCGTTACTGATGACATGGTTTCAAAACGTCAATTTGGCCTCATGGGCACACTTGCTGCGCATTCACTCAAGGGTCGTCGTGTTTCCACTCGTAAATGGGACGAGAAAACTGGTCGTTTCCGCTACGTCAACTCAAGCCGTAAGAGACTCAAGGTTGTTGGTGGCAGGCTCCAGCGTGTTGGTGGCCGTAACAAGCGTGTTGGTGGCGAGTTGGTGAAGCGTTCAGTTGCTGATGAATTCGCAAGGCGAGAAGGGAAGGACAAAGCAAAAGCATCTGGTCGGCGCGCTATCCCAACAGACACGGCAAGACTTGGTAAGCGAGGCGAAGCCGGTGGCACCTATACCGGTTTCACTATGAGCAAGGGATACAGAAACGCGCAAGCTGCAGTGTTGCGTAATCTTCGTCGTAAGGGCGGTAAAGTCACTGTCGGGGGCAAGACAATGAAGGTCAGGACAATAACCGACCTTGATAACCTTGGTTTGGCAAAACGCCCTCTTGTTGGCAGCCAAAAAATAGTAAGGGATAAAGCAGGCAGGGCAACTGGCGTAACAAGAGGCAAGGCTGCTTCGATTAGACCGCGTAAGGCAAAGAGCGCCAAACAGGCGGCACGCCGCCAAAGGCAGCGCGCTGGTACGGTCGCTACTGCCGGTAGAAGAGCGACCAACCAATCTACGGCGAGAGGTCGCGGTAGAAGATAGGAATAAATGACCGCTTGGTGGTGTTGTCCACCAAGCGGTCACGCTACTTCTTGAAGTACTCCGCCCAAGGGCCATTTCCGTCTGCAGCATCGGCAAGCAAGACGTTGAAGTCGCTGTCCGACGACTTCTTTGAGCCACTCTCCGAGAAGTATGGCTCACCCTCCAGGCCGAAACCCTTTTCCATCAAGAGTTTCTTAACATCTTGGATTGGATTGATCTCAGCGTAAATTTCGCCTTCGTCACCAATTGCGAACGGCTTGAATCCAGCGGACACCAAGCAAAGCATCGCGACATTCCAAAGATGTGAGACGAACTCGGAGAGATTGTCCTCGTCCTCCAGGTCCTCGGTTTCGTACTCTTCCATCCAAAAGTAGAGAACCTCCACCATTTTGTCGACAGTATCCAAGAGGGCTTTCTGCGCCTGCTCCACTGTCAGTGGATTGAGAATCTGTTTGCTGCTGGGTGTGTCGCTCATACAGGCAGCCTATCACGGCATTGTTGTTCCGTCTGACTACCGTTAACGACTTGTTGATGTAGTATTTGTTTTGGTTTATTTCATTTGCTGCAAGGATCACAAAATGGCTATTGTGAGCGTAAACGATGTCAAGACCTACATGGATATCCGCCTAACTCCCAAGCAGGAGGATGCCGGAGAACTGATTATCGCCGGCCTCCAAGGCGAAATGGAGGCGTTTCTCAACAGACCGGTAGAGGTTCTGGAGTTCGTAGAAGAACACCGCCTACCGGTAACGCACACGGCACTGCCGATGGCGTCATTTTTAAGCGTCAAGAACAATACCTACAGTGATGCTTTTTATGAAACAAACTCAGTTGACTACAGCACTTGGGCGTCTCCTCCCCCAACGATCTACCTAAGAAACACGCCAATTGTTAGTGTCTCCGAAGTAAAGGCAAAGCCAATTTTGGGCACAGAAAAAATCCTGACCGTGGAGCAGGACTATGTCGTTCAGCGCTATGGAATTGACTATTTCTATGGCTATGCCCATGACTTAGTGACAGTCACCTATGAGGCTGGTCTTGATGGAGCAAATATTCCGCTTCTCAGAATCATGCTCATTCGTGCAGCGGCACGCGAAATGCAGAACATGCACGATGATGTCGTTGGCGTCAAGGATCTAAATACCCGAAACGTTGGACCATTGGTTACGGGTTTTCTTGATACAGAACTTGCGGCGATGAGGCGATACAGAAGGGTGCAGATTTAATGCCAGCGAGAGGCTCAAGCCTTGATTATCAGATAGTCATAAAAATGACTGCTGAGACCAAGGGTCTCAGGGACAGACTTGACGATATGACTGATCGGGCAAGGGATGTTTCGTATGTTCTGCGTTGGGCGGGGAGAAAACTGCACCGGTCCTACAGCAGAAACTTCACCACCCTTGGTGCCGAATCTGCTGCGTCAATGCTTAAAACCATGTGGCCGCCGCTTGATAACGAATACGCATCATGGAAGGCAGGGAAATTCCCAGGCGCGCCAACGATGGTCAGAACCGGGGCGCTGAAAGCATC